AACTGTTTGCGCCAATTGCCAAAGGCTTACTAGCACCCGTAGATTGGGATGGCGGGTCGGTGATCTTGTCGCTGACGATTAGGTCGTCAATTTTTGCATATAATTCTTCTTTTGTGCCATTGTTCTCAATGACGAAATCAAACTCTTCTTTTGCCCATGCATATTCTGACCTGTGTATACCTTTGGGTTCTATGTTTCCTTCAACATAACTTGTAAACCAATCCGGGTCTTTAAATCTTTTTACGAGTATAATCTTTCCACCGTGTTCCCTTATCTGTTTAACTTCATTGGGGAATCGTGTGTCTGCTATGACTGTGTTTTGGCCTTTGTATCTGCCAATACAACTGTCTACCCAGATACCGTCGTACATCTGACCACGCATAACTTCCGTGCCGAAGTATTGTAACACCCATCTTGGGGTGGTTGGCTTGCCAAATTTTTCACTCCAAAACTTGTCTGGCTGTTCTCTCCAATGCCTGCTGGATTCGGTATCTCCTTCGAGCAAAGATCTGTCCCAATTGAACATGGATGCCACAGCATCTTTTAGGCTTTTCGCAAAACTATCTTTTTGATATCCGTGTTTTTCCACAAGCCTGTCCGCGACTGTGCCTTTGCCAGAACTTATTAAACCTACTATACCTATTAACATAGGTTTATTATACTATTTTTTTAGACGTTTTTCAATCTCTTTTTTGACATCATGAATCTGTGTCAATACCAGTCTACGCATACTCAGTTTCTTTTCTTTTAAACAATGAATAGAGATGTTTTCTAAATCATCTACCATATCTGCTAGTTCATCTATTGTGCAGTTGGTAAGTTTCTTGTATCTGGATTTCTTCATGACACACTTATTTAAAACGATTTAGGTTGGTATTAACCAATAACAAAACTGTGTGGTGTTCCGCCTTCTGCAAAATTACCTAGTTCTTGTTCAAGTCTGTCAAGTTCTGCTTGACCTTCTTGCTTCAATGCATCACCATTTAATGTTGTTCCACCTTGTGGTCCTGCAATAGTATTGAATTTGCCTCTTGCTTCGCCCAACATAAGTTTAGATACTGCAAGTGTGTAATCTCTGATCCATGGTTTTGCATATATGTCTTTGAACAATGTTATGTCTGGTCTATAGTTGTCAGTGTGCATAAGAATTGTTTCGTTGTCTGCTCTAGGTTTTTGAGTTATTGTTAATTTTTTAGTTGCTACGTCCCAATGAAACTGTATAAAACTTCCAAACATTTTTCCTATCATTTCTTGATAAGATGCAAAAGCATAGTAAGTTGCTAAACCACCTGTTGCACCTGCTCTCAACAAGTAGGTATTTGTGTATGCCAAGTTGAATGGTTCAAACAATGTTCCACCTTCTCCGCCTTCAGTTCGTGATCCAACAGTTCTTCTGTTTAGGTTTCTCACGTTGATTATTTCATCTGGTAAAATGTATGAATTTTGATTTTTCTTTAGTTCAAGAAAAGCATAAGATTCTTCAACTGCATTTGAAGATCTTTGTCTAAATTTATTCAATGCTCTAGTAAGAGCAGTTTCATAGTGTTTGGGGTCTAATTCAACGTCAATCATACCATCACCGAGGCTGTTTTTAACGTAATCGTATATCTCTTGTTGACCTGTTTGTAGTTCTGACATACACATATTTATTGCCGTTGCCTGTGCAATAAATATGTATGATATGCCAAGATTATCCATTTTCAAGCCTGAAAAAGGCAACGACTATAAGTTCTTCGATAAGAACATCAAAGAGATGTTTACTGTTGGAGGAACTGATCTCCATTTTCACAAATATTTAGGTCCATATGATCAGGGAGATACAAACAAGGATGGCCCGGCATCTCCCAGCCAACCTAGAGTTACTGGACAAGATTTAAATGAAACGACCATACAAGATTTATTATTTTTAGAAAACAGAGATAGAAAATATGCGGACGATGTGTATGTTGTCAGAGGCATATACAATGTACAGGATCAAGATTTTAATCTATCACAATTCGGTATGTTTTTATCCAACGACACACTGTTTTTAACTGTGCATCTAAATGATATAGTTGAGAGAATAGGAAGAAAACCCATGAGTGGTGATGTTATTGAATTGCCCCATATGAAAGAAGATTATTCATTGGACGAAAGCATACCTATTGCACTCAAAAGATACTATGTGGTAGAAGATGTAAACAGAGCCGCAGAAGGATTTTCACAAACTTGGTGGCCACACTTATTAAGATTAAAAATGAAATCACTTGTTGATTCACAAGAATACAAAGACATATTGGGCGATGCGGCGACAACAGGGTCACTGGCAAGTTATATGTCAACTTACAACAGAGAAAAAACAATTAATGATCAAGTAGTAAAACAAGCAGAAGAAGATTCACCAAAAGCAGGATTCAATTACAAACAATACTACGTTGCACCTATTGATGAACGAGGAAACATCAGAACAGAAAATGTTAATACTACATCACAGAGAGCAAGTGCATCGAGATCAGTAAATGCAGTCATAGACACACCAGCAAGTTCACACTACGGATTTTATTTGGACGGAGATGGTGTTGCACCAAACGGAGCACCAGCAGGTTTTGGTATAAATTTCCCTACTTCAAACGTGGACAAAGGTGACTACTTCTTGAGAACAGATTACTTGCCAAATAGATTGTTCCGTTATGATGGTGCCAGATGGATTAAAATTGAGGATAGCGTAAGAATAACTACAACAAACACAGATACAAGAGGAAACTACAAAACTAATTTTGTTAACAATGCAACAGAATCAACAATAAACGGATTAACAACAAAACAAAGACAGTCTTTAACTAATGCATTAAAACCAAAGGCTGACAATTAAGAATGCTACACTTTTACGAAGGACAGGTTAGAAAATTTTTAACTCAATTCATTAGAATATTGAGTAACTTTTCTGTTGAAACAGGAAAAGACGCAACGAGAGCCGTACAATTAAGAGCGGTACCTGTTGTATACGGAGATCCAACAAGACAGGTTGCAAACATTATTAGAAACAATTCAGAGAATGCTTTACAGTATGCACCTAGAATTGCTTGTTATGTTAGAGAATTAAATTATGATAGGGATAGAATGCAAAATCCTTATCACATTGAAAAACAACATTTGAAAGAAAGAGATGTACTAGCAGACGGCAGTTACAGTGATAGATTAGGTGCTGGATATACTGTTGAAAAAGTTATGCCATCTCCTTTTAGGTTAGAAGTTTCAGCAGATATTTGGAGTTCTAACACAGATCAAAAATTACAAATAATGGAACAAATACTTTATTTGTTTAATCCAGACTTTGAAATACAAAAATCAGACAACTATATTGATTGGACCAGTTTGAGTTATGTAGAATTAACAGGTGTAACGTTTAGTTCTAGAACAATACCAGTGGGTGCAGACTCAGAAATAGATGTTGCAACACTAACGTTCTCAATGCCTATTTGGTTGTCACCTCCAGTTAAGGTTAAAAAACTAGGTGTTGTACAAAAAATTATAATGAGCATATACGACGATGACGGCGGAATAGCAAAAGGTTTAATAGACGGAGAATTGACATCAAGAAGTTTCATAACACCAAACAATTTTGGATTGTTGGTTACAGGAAATCAGTTAAGATTGTTGGGTAGCACAGGTGTTAATGTTAAGTCAGGAGGTGATGGATTCCACACAGGTGCCAATGCACCAACCAATTTAGATCCATTTGAAACATTTGGACCAGCAGTAAACTGGAAAGTGCTATTGGAACAGTACGGAAAAGTAGTAAGTGGTACTTCACAGATTAGATTAACACAGCCAAACGGCAATGAAATTATTGGTACTATTGCAACCACAACATTAGATGACACAATATTATTGTACAATATTGACTCTGACACAATTCCAAGCAACACACTCACAGCAGTAAAAAAGATTATTAATCCTGCAACATTTGATCCAGGCACACCAGCAAACGGTGATAGATATTTGGTTATAAATGATGTGGGAGATTCAACAGCAACCATGCAAAGTGCAACTTGGGGTACACTTGTAGCAAGTGTTGGCGATATCATAGAGTACAACAGTGCAACAAGCAAATGGAATATAGCCTTTGATGCCTCAGATCCAGACTCAACACAACATTATGTTACTAACTTGAACACAGGTATACAGTACAGATGGGACGGCACAGAATGGAAAAAATCCTATGAAGGAATATACTCGCAAGGTAATTGGAGCATAGTGCTAGATGGCGGAGCAGATCCAGGGTATAATTCAAGCCTTGACGCAACTACTCCTTAATTGTTATAATAATACATGGAAAAAAATATAGTATGTTCTGGTGCATTGTTTTATTCAACCAGCACTAAACGTTTCTTATTCTTGCAAAGAACTGATAAAAAAACACAAGGTATGTGGGGATTGGTTGGCGGACAAGCAAAATATACTGAGTCAGCATTTGAAGGATTGAAAAGAGAGATCACAGAAGAAGTGGGTGACTTGCCCAAGTTTAAAAAAGTAATTCCTCTAGAAATGTTTACATCAAATGATCAGAAGTTTTTCTTTCACACATATCTCGTGGCCATTGACGGAGAATTTATTCCTAAATTAAATGAAGAACATTCAGGATACTGCTGGTGTGCGTTTGAATGTTGGCCCAAGAATCTGCACATGGGTCTCAAAAATACACTGAATAATAAAAGTATAAAAGGTAAGTTACAGACTATACTGGACTTGATTGTTTAGAGTCTTCCAATAGCAACTTCAATTACACCAGGTCCTTCTGCGTTTTTGTCTTCAACGCTCTTGCCAATTACCGTACCTGCTGGTGGATTGGTGTCTTCTTTCCATGCTCTGGCATGTCCTTCTGTAGAACTTGACACCATCATATCGCCTTTTGCAACTGTGCCTATTACTTTGGTTGGAACCCTTCCCAGTAATGCTATAGGCGGATGATACTCATCCAGTAGTTCCGGTTTCCTGTGCGGACTGTTCATCACAGCGTAAGGTTCAGTTGAAAGAACTCCTGCTATTTTCCTATCGGCATCGATTGTTGTTTTCGTGATCTCTTTTTCTCCGCCAAAACTAACCACAGTCCCTGCATCATATACAGCATCTGCATGATATCTTTCCGCCACGTCGGCGTATTTTGCCTCTCTCGCAACAGTTTCAAATCCACCTGCTGTGGAGTTGTCGTGTACTCTGATTGCGTCAACTGTTGTGTCCACTGTGATTTCACCCAGTGCACCTGTGAACGCATTGTTCTGTGCTGTTGTTCCTCTTCTAAATTGTAGTGTTGTTGGCATATGTTTCTCCTTTGATATTTATCGTAATTTTATTATGCTCCTACGTAGGCTTCTCCTGAACCTAGGTCTGTTGTTTCTGTTGTTCCTGTTGGGTCCATCATGGTAAACACTGTACCCAAGTTTACACCAAATGCATCAGTACCACCCGCCTCAAATGGTGTCTCTGAGTCACCTGAGTTATTGGTCTTTGACAGGTCAAAGTCTCCATCACTGCCTGGCATTGTACTTGTGGTCGAGTTCGGATAACTTGATCCAGAACCTCCACTGCCAGCATCCGCGAAACTGAAATTTCCGGAGCCATCTGTTGCAAGTACCTGTCCACTTGTACCATCTGCACTTGGTAGTGAGAAGGTCACACTTGATCCCACTGTGGCTGGTGCCCTCAAGGCCACGTACTGCCCTCCAGAACTGTCTTGAAGTCTAAGTTGTCCTCGTGCCAACACATCTATCTGTGTGTTGATCTGTGGCGACGTAAGTGTCTTGTTGGTCAGAGTCTGACTTGATGTGTTAAGTGTTATAGCGGATGTGTTTGATAGGTCGGTTGACGCAATCGTTATGGCACTGGTACCATCGAAACTCTGTCCCGCTATGTTCCTTGCAGTCGCCAGTGCTGTGGCAGTGCTGGCATTTCCCGTCACGTTACCTGTTAAATTTCCTGTCACACTGGTTGTTGTCAACACCCCTGTGCTTGGATTGTAACTTAAACCAGTGTCCGTTTCAATGCCCTGTGTTCCAGTTGCTCCGTCACCGAATGTTATGTACACAGTCTCATTTGATGAGTTGTTTGCTGATGCTGTAACGTTTGTGGCAGTTGT